TTGTTCCTCTTCAGAGAAAAGGTCTTCCCACATGAAATGATTTGTTAGAGACGCTTCACGGTTCTCTATTATGAATTTATCAGAGTCAAGCTTGGGATCGTCACTGCCTTCCCATGCAACTAGTATCAAATCGGTTTTGTTTAGATTGGAAGTTTCTTGAAGTTCGTACAACCATTCAAGATTTTCTTCGGTACCATTAAAAATGGCGATAAGAATTCCACGATATGTGATAACGTCTTGTTCCACATCGACTCCTAGATTTGTATTGATTTAAAATTCTAACAAAAGACTATGGATTAGTCAAGTGTTATTTCTTTTTGCCAGCACTGTCCATAATAAAGTCATAATTTCCATTCTGCATGTACCCCCGTGACAGTCATTTTGCGTTCATATCCTTCTGTGCTGGTGCGTTCAACAAAAGGTGTTATACAAAACTTTGGATATTTGAATTTGATGCCCAACTGATCTCTGGCATCAAATTTTGTGCGGTCATCTTTGAATGCCCATCTAGGTTGCCACTTGACCCATAAGTGTGCAGGGCCAGCAATGTGTTTTTGATATTCTGTGATAAAACGCCAGCGCCAGTGGCTTTCTTTGTTAGTGAAATAGCGATATTCCATTCTGCCTTCCACTGTTAGATCACCCCAAGAACTTTGCTTAGACCAAATCTCTCCTGTGAATTTGATTCTGTGTTCTTTGGTGCTGTTAAGATCAGCATAGCGATACATCCACTCTATTCCGTTTATGCGATTACCTATTTCTGTGTGCCAGTTGCCTTCTCTGTGGCGATAGGTAAACTCCCAATCGTCTTGGGCTTTTACTTTATAATTGTATTCGTTTTGGGTTTCTGCGAACGCAGTGCAGGAGAGTACTAGAGCACAGATACCCAGTAGTAAATATTTCATTCTATATTCTTTTATGGATTAGTCAAGTGTTATTTCTTTTTGCCAGCACAATGTGCCTTTTGAGAAAACCCTTTGGGATTGGAACAGTCGATAGAGTCTTTGTACTTTTTAGACCACCGTTGAGTAACTTTGGGTTTCTTTTTTACTACTACAGTGGAAGAATCATCACCAGCTCCTGCAACAGATGCAGTAGTAGTGTCTTCTTCAAAGTCTCTAAATCTTTTCATGACTTTCCTACTTGGTTATTTCTGCCGTAGTAATATATAGTCTTTGTTGAGATTTCAAATGTACTGCTTCGTAGATTTGCATACCAAAAACTTCATCAATCGGAAAAGAATTTTCTTCGGAAATACGAATCTGATCACCCTTACGAATGAGTTGTTCTCCTTCATAGGTGACGGATTCGTTTGACATCTTATAAACGCCAGGCGATATTTGATAACCGTCCAACATAAACCATTGTGATTGTTCGTTGAGACAGTCTAGTATATCGATTCCTGTTTCATTATGAATCTTATCAAGGTTCTTGTTTGAGAGTTCACCGTGTTCTTTGATTAAGGCAAGTGCTGCTCCATAACGTGCAACCACTGACTGACCACCTGGCGCTTTTGCCATGATGCGTTTTAGATTGAAAACAAGACGATGAAACGTAGTGTAGTGACTACGGTATGCCTCACGGTCATCCGTAGAGTTAAGGTTAAAGTCTTTGTTCTTTGCTCCGTCTTTATCGATGATACCTGCCTTGAAAGCTTCAGTATCCTCAAATGGAGTCACGAGTAGTTTAAGAAATCGTATTGTGTATACGAGATCGGCTGCAGATTTTAAGATTCCCATCGTATTTCTCTCAGTTTGTCTATTACGTATTTATCCATTTCAATACCAGTAAGTTCATCTGGTTCAATGCCTTTTAAAAAAATAAGGAATGGTTTTAACGCACTCCAATGTTCTGGATTTATTTTTAAAGCAAGCATTTCAATACCAGACTCAAATCCCCAACAGTTAAATATTACTATAAGGTGATTCAATAACAATCGTTCTGACAACTCGCCGGTATCACGATATCTATTGAGTAGTCGCTTGACATACTTAAATCTTTTTAGGTCATCAAAGAACTCTTCACTATCAATACACGTAGGGTTATGATAATGTTTAGCTGCGTACAATGTCAAGGTCTTGTGTGTTAGTTCCATATTCCCGCTCGGGTAATTCTACTCATTGTATATAGGGAATAAAGAAAAAAGTCCCGTTCGGGAAAACGGGACTGGATGGATTATGACAATTTCTCTACTAAAGTTTTCTTACTAGAGTATCGACTTACTTTGATTCCAGATTGTTCTGCAAGAGCAAGTAGTTCGTTCTTTGTCATGTCTTCAAGTGACTTGTTACCAACTGGAGCCTCGTGAAGCATTTGCGGAGCTTCGTAAACAACCTCTTCGACTACAGGTTCGGGTTCTGCAACTACACCATTAAACTCATCAATCTGATCTTGAGTAAATCGTTGCGAAACTAACAGTTCACCATTTCTAGGGTGATGCCATCCCCTTGGACTGGGAACGGCATATAGACACCAGTTAGGCGGTTTGATCATAATTAATCTCCTATCTTATACTAACATAAAGGGTTACTTCAAACCCCAATCTCAAATCAAGATAAGTAGGTTTTTCCCACATATCAATCTTCTAAAGGTTTACCAGACAGAAGGGCACGAATTACTTCGAACTCTTTCATCTCTTTTTTGACCTTACGCTCTTTGGGTTCTTCAACCTTTTCCAGTTCGTCATGGTCTTTTGCATCAACCTTGTGCATTGCCTTGAAGTCCTTACCAGACTTGGACTCTTTGTCGTCCATACCTTCGGGGGGAGTTGCACCTTTCTTTTGGTTTACTGCTTCTTCCATTGCAGACCACAATGCATCGAAGTCTTCTTTGGTAGTGACCTTTTCGCCGATCTTAGAGATCTCTGCGGTCTTGTCAGAAGTGCGAGGATTCTTATCCTTCTTCTTCTTGTCGTCCTTTTCGTCACCAGCATTATCAGCAGGCTTCTCACCACCATCGATTTCGTTATCGACCTTAGCACGGCGATTGTGAAGATATTCGTCAGAATCGTCTACATCTCCATCGTTATCGATGTCCTTGTCCTTGCGATCTTTGAACTTCTTGTCGTTCTCTTTGTCGTCTACTGGATCAAGTTTCTTTGCTTCTTCGACTTCGTGATAACCTTTGCCATCGCAATGGTCACATCCTTCGCCTTCACACTTAGGACATTCCTCACGTTCTTCTTTCTTCATGCGATCTTTACCGCAAGATGCTTCGGAGACCATTTGCAAGTATGCCTCCATGATTTTTTTATCTGACATTGTTAGTCTCCGTTATTACATCCAAAAGAATTTAACAGTGGCGGCAATCATTGCTGTTGTTGCAACCCATGCTACTTTATTTATTATGCTCACAGTAAGAGCATTTTCGTTAACCTTATCTTCAATAGCGTCCAACTTCACAGAAAACTTATTCATTCTTTCGAAATGATTATGACTCTGTTTTTCCATAGACAGAATCTTTTCTTCTGTTCTAGCCAAAGAGACCATTGCATCAGCGAGTTTATCTATCTTCTCTTCGATGCGGTCTAGTCGCTTTGCTTGTGTTTCTCGTTCTGCCATGGTTGTCCCATTTGATAAAGGTTTAGTACTATTTATATGTTAATCTTTTTTAAACACCATCATTTGCATATTACGTTTCATCCAGTGTACAACATCAAGATCGTTCCAACAAATTTCTTTCTTTAGAGAGTATCCCAACGTCATCATAACGTCTTTGTAGTAAGATAAAGGCAACATAATGACATAGGGTATCTCTGTATTATATGCGTGTCCCCAAGTGTTTAAAGGTTCGTTCCACACCTCTGGAGCGTTAACCACTTTTGTTTCTAAAATAAATGTTTCTGGTTGGTTTATTGCAATTACCTTTTCGATCATATCCAAAGGGCTGTGCAAATGGTAGATAACGCCACAAGAAACTACGACATCAAATTTTTCTTTATGTTGTTCTATGTACTGATTATAAGTTCCTGTAAAAAGTTCGTGGTCTTTTAGATAATCCTTCATATCAGGATTTGGCTCCACAAGCAGATGACGATTTGGAGAATATCTCTGTATTACGTTAGATATATCTCCCATGTGTGGGCCCATTTCCAATACAGTCTTGTTTTCACAATCACGAAATACATCATGTCCTATCAACCATCTGAGATAGTGATTAAATTGTTCTCTTTCTACTTCCCCTTCCGACCCTTTTTTAAATTCTTCTGTGAGAGTTTTTTGTGATTTCATATCAAAGTGTCTTTATTCTGATAACTAAATTTCCGCTTCCTTTAATTAAACGATGATACTCATCCTTTTTAATGTCCACTATTGAATTTATGAACATGTGTTTTGGTAGTTCATCATCTAACTGTAACTGCCATCCAGAGTTTTGTACCACATAAATCCTTCGATCTTCGTGGTCTCTATGCCACACCAAATCCTCATCTGGAATATCCTTCGTAAAAACACGAAGAACATCACCATTCACGAGATCAAATTCTTTCCAAGGTTTACCAGAAGAAGTTTCCGCCACCGCTAAGTCCTAGTTGTTTGGCATAACGGGGTAGTCTACACGCCCAGTATGCGGCTGTTGTTTTGTCGTTTTGTTGGTCACACTTGTGACGAGCTGCAAAAGACTTACGTGCCTTTGGATCATTCAACTTGACCTTGAGTCCAGTTGTATCACCCCAAGACACCTTCTTAACATTTCCCGTAGAAGGATCCTTTACGTACACATAGTACTTTTTAGGGCCACCCTTTTTAGGTTTGTTAAGTTCAACGTCTTTTTCTGCAGCTTCAAATATGCAATCCAAAGCAACATTATTACCTTCATACTGTGCAAAATAACCAAGATCCGAATCTAAGATATCCTTTTCATGCGGATCAATTTCTAATTCGCCATTCTCATACTTTTCACGAGTCTTTCTCCAATACTCAAAGTATGCTTCCGACCCTACACGATAAGGATTACTCTCCACGAGAGTAGATTCCTTACCGCAGTCACAATGTTCGTTAAATGATTTCATGTGATATATGTATTGAGTTCGTACCGCTTGTTGTCCAGATTGGTCACCTGTACTGCAAGCATTTTTCTTTTTTCGCCCTTCAGTTTAAGAGTAAAACTGTTGGTCTTGCCATTGGACGGTTTACGAGGCCCACTTGCGACCTTACGATCAACATCGTCCATGTCTACTTCATAACCCTGTTTCTTCGCATACGCATATGCCGCAGCCATCGCATCCGAATAGGTTTTGTGGTAGAGAGGATACGAGTCCTTCTTTTCATGCAAAAGTTCTTCGGTGATCTTGTTCTTTTCTGAAAGTTTCTCTCTCAACTGAAAGAAGTCCTGTCCGTTCTCTGTCACAGGGTTCTCATCTGCGAGTAAAGGGTCTTGTTCTTCTTTGTGATATTCTTTACCCTTCTTGATATACTCATCACGAGAGATCTTAGGGCCACCGTATTCTTTGATAATGTCCCCAACCTTACTACGGGGAGACATGTATCCCCGAAAGTCTTTACCGATAACCTTTCCGTCTGCCTTCATCTTTTTGATTTCTTTGGATTGGTCTTTTTTGCTTCCAGAAAAAACAACCTTCCAACCTTTAGGATCTTTGACAGCAACGATATATGCATCACTTGACATACGTGATTCATCAACCTGTTCGACTTCTTCTTTCTTGACAGGAAGACCTTTGTGTTTGGTCTTTGCGAAGTCTTCAAGATCCTTCATAGACATAGAGTCTGCCATCTTCTTGACTTCGGGGGATGCATCATCCATCTCACCACGCTTGTATGCGAGTGCCATACCCATCATCTTTTGTTGTGCTTGTGAGACAGCCTTCTCACGAAGTTGGAAAAAGTCTATCATCCAAACATCCTCGCAAGTTGACCAACCGAGACTGTTTTAAAGTCACCAAATTCGTTGGTCACTTTAAACTCAATCTTGCTGGCACTTTGAATCATTTGAATTTTATAGTTCTTTCCGTCTTTAGCACGAACCATACCCTTCTTACCAAGTTGTGGCGCACGTGCTTCATCAAGTTCAACTGATTCTTTAATCTTGGTATAGTTATCCTTGTTGGAATATGTAGACCAAGAAATTGCAGAACCGACTTTGGGTTTTTTGTTATTCCAATAAGGTTTTTGTGAGTAAACCCTTGCACGATGAGAAGGTTTTGCGGGATTATTTTTCTTGTTCCATGCATCACGTGCTGCTGTCGCTTTCTTAACATCGTCATAAACACCAACAACTTTTTGTTTGTTGTCTCCTTCACCCTGAGTTACAATGTGGTATACCGGAGACTCTTTGTCTTTTCTCAGTTCTTTAAAAGTTTTCATTATCGATTCTTCCTTAAATGATTACCGATGATCTTTGCCATTTGATCACGGTTATAGCGTTTGTACTTTGACATAGACATTAAGAAATCAATAGCATTGTGAGTTTTCTTGTCACCTTTTGCCATGTATGTTTCGTAGTCTTTAATGAGATTCTTGTTTTCTCTAATTTCTTTAAAAGTTTTCATTTACGCTAAATCCTTATCGTGATTAAGGTTTCCTTTTTTCTTCTTAACGATGAATGCGTTTACTCTCGCCATTCCCCATTGTTGTGGTGTCGTGCCTGGGCGGTGACCCGTCTTCCATGCTGCAACACCCCGATTATATACTTTCTTTAGTGTGTCCACAGAAATACCCGACTTCTTTGACTTAGCGGCAAGACCATCTGGGCCTTCTTCAAGTCCACCAAGACTATCATACATGGAGTACCGACCTTCGTCAAGGTATTTTTTGAACCCTATCATTTCGTTTCCCTGTTCTTTTGTTTGGCACGTGCAAGTCGTGCACGATCTAATAAACGATCATGTTTCTTTTTGTCTGATTCTTTTTCACGTTCGATTGCATCACGTGCATTCTGTACAGGATCTTCGGTCAGTCCAGACATTACATCGGCAAGTGCTTTGGAATCCATACCCTTGATATTCGCTTGACGAATGATCTTTGCTGCCCAGAAGTCATTGCTTCTCTTGTCGTCACCCTTCTTCTTCAAAACCATTTGAGCAACTTTCTTGTACTTGTCTTTTCCTACGGTCTTAGACTTGATCAACCCCAAGTCATGTGCCCATGACCTTTCATCCAAGTCCTCACCAAACATGTCTTTGAACTGTTTGGTGTACTTAGAAGGTTTGGTCTCAGCAGACTTATCGCCTGGCGCAGGTTTGTATGCAGAGGCATCATCGTCTGCTTTCTTACCGTGTTTCTTGAAGTGTGCGTCACGCTTTGCTTTGGTTGACTTTTTCAATCCAGCGTGATATCGGGCAGGTTGCGTTCCTTCACGATCTTTGATGTCGGGATCTTGTCGTTCAACGAGTTCGACTGCATCGAGCCATTTGCGAAGTCGAGTGCCATCTTGGCGCTCAACGATAACGTAGTTTGCGCCGAGTACAGAGACACTAACCAGTTCTTCGCTTTCTTTAACAACAACCGTATCTCCAACTGCATACAGTTCTCCCTGTACATACTGTTCTCTTGTTTCTGAAACAGGAGACAATTCGATGTGATTTTTAAACTGAGTTTCTTCTTTGAGTCCCATGCCTTTACGCACATCATTGAACAACTTACGTGCGTCTTTGTTTGACATGGACTTTGGTACACCTTGTGAGAAAGTCACAAAGTCATTTGCGGAAGCGTTTGCACGTTGTTTGGACGCAGACATACCCTCAACACCTGTAGCATCGGGATCACGTTCGCCTGCAGAAATAACATTGATAGACTTAAAGTTGTAGAATCCGTGACGTGCTTTCTTACCGTTGTACTTGTTCAGAAGTACTTCAAACTCACGAATGCGGTCTGCACCAACAACCATATTGACTTTGGTATATCCTTGGTCATAAAGTTTGGCTGCAACATCAAACACATTCTTTACGTCTTTGTCCATGATGACTTGACGTGCATGTTTTGGAAACATCTTTCGCACGTGCTTTATCTTGTCAGTGTACGAAAGAGGATCCTTCTTTGGATTAGACACCTGAGACAAATAAACCTTGTAGTCAGACTTACCAGACTTAGAGGCAAGAGTGTCCATCACTTTACCGTGACCAATCGTAGGAGGATTCATACGACCAAACGTGAAGTAAACCTCACGTTCCTCTTCGATCAGGTATTGAGAAAAATTCTTAATCATCACTAGACTTGCCCTTTTTTCGTTCTAGTTCCTGCTTTCTTACTTGAGGAAGCAATTTCTTTGCGATACGATCTACTACACCTTTCTTCTGATCCAACTTCTTTTCAAGCTCTTGACGGCGAGCAAAAGAGAGTTCGTCTTTTGGAATATCTTTGGTGAGTTTCTTTAGGACAACATTACGAGCTTGTTTCTTAGCACGCTTCTTTAACGTTTCAATGTTCGCAATTTTCTTTGCGGCACGTTTGCGACCCAATGCGATCTTAGGAGCAAGTTTCTTCATCTGTCTTGCTTTTTTGAGTCGCTGTTGAACAGTAAGAGCTTCGGACTTTACCGACTCTCCAGTATTGCCTGTGGGTATGTGCTTTTTAC